ACCGACGAACTTCCATACAACAAATAAGGATATTATAGAATTGAGAATTGCTATAGAAAAGAAGAGAAAAGAATTACTAAATATAAAAGGGTTAAAATGAGCATCTTAAGTTGTAGTCATACAGACTTAGACGGTATATCTTGTCAAATAGTATTAAGAAAAGCTTTTGGTGATATAACAAGAATGAATATATCTTATTCTAAAATAGATGAGTACCTTTTTATTATAGAAAGTTATTGTATAAACAGTTCACCTTCTAAAGTTTTTATAACAGATTTATCTTATACTTATGAACAACTAGAAGCTCTTTCAAAATTAACAGATAATTTTCCACATATAAACTTTTATTTTATAGATCACCACCCTTTTAAAGATGATTACAAACATTTAATTAAAAGTAATTTTACGATAGTAATAACAAAAAAAGCTTCTGCAACTAAATTAACATATTTATTTTGTAAAGCTAACAAATATATTACAGAAGATAGTGAATTATTAACATATGTTAACTACGTTAATGCATATGATATATGGTTAAATGAAACAAAGGAATTTAAAGTGGGTTTTGTTTATAATGAGCTGTTCTGGCAATATAAGATTAGCTATTTCTGGAGTAAGTTTAAAGATAATTATAAATTAAGACAAACAGATAAAGATTATTATAAAGACTTAATGAAGAAGAAAATAAAATTATTTGATAAATTAGACTCTTCTGGTAGAATGTTTAAACTAGGCGATAAGGATATATTTGCTGTTTTTATAGATGACTTCAGGAGTCATATAACATTAGATTATCCAGATTATAAGATATATGTAATATGTGCATCTTATGGCGGCATATCTATTAGACTAAGTGATAGTATAAATGAACAAGAAGATTTTAAAGATAAAGTATTAGATAAAATAAATTTATTGGATAATGTTAGTAATTCAGGCGGACATCCTGCTGCTTTTGGTATAACACTTAAAGACACGAGTGCACACGAACAAGTAGAATTTATTAAATCTGTTATACCAATTTTAGACAAAGAATTAGACAATATAAAGGAATAATATGGAAGAAACAATATTACAAAATATAATGATGAATGATAGATTTTTCTCTAAAGCTTATAATCATTTGGATAAAGACTTATTCCAATCACCTGAAAATGCAACAATTTTCGATACAATAAAAACATATGTTAACGAATTTTCAACTAAGCCGAATATGAAAGAAATAGCTCTTACTATTAAAGAGTCAAATAAAATAAACTCAACATTAAAAAAAGCAACTATAGATAAATTTAAAGAAATAGCTACAGAGGCAAAGATAGATAATACAGATTTTTTATTATCTAAAACAGAAACATGGGTACAAAAACAAAAACTTACAAAATCAATATTTGAAGCAGCAGATATAATCCAAGCAGATGGAGCATTTGAACCAATTATAGGTATGGTAACTGATTCTTTACAAGTATCCTTTGATACAGAAGTTGGTTTGGAATTTAATACAGCATCAGACAAAAGAATAGAATATTATAAAAATAAAAACATAAGTACACCAATAGGAATACGTACTGTTGACGAAGCATTAGGCGGCGGTATAAGACCTAGTTCGTTGTTTTTATTTATTGGCCCTACGCACTCAGGAAAAACTGCAGCAAAAGTTTTTACAACATGTAGCTTATTGTTAAAGAAAGAGAATGTTCTTTTTGTTACATTAGAAATGACCGAATTAGAAATAGCAAAAAGAGTAGATGCGAATCTTTTGGGTACAACAATAAATGAATTAGAAACACTTCCTTCAGATGAATTGAAAAAGAGAATGGGTTCAATAGTACCACTAATAGGTAATTTAGTAATTAAAGAGTTTGGAGCAGGAACATTTAATGCGTTGCATCTAAAAAGTTTATTAGATGAACTAAAAACTAAAAACAATTTCATACCTGATGCTATTGTTGTAGATTATTTAGGATTAATGGTATCGCATAGAGCAAGTATTCAATCTAACTCATATGATATGTTAGGTAAAGTCGCAGAGGACTTACATGCTATAGGTAAAGAAACGTACGATAGTAAAGGAAACAAGGGCGTAAAAATGATAACATCTAGTCAGGCTAATAGGTCAGCTATAGGTAATGTAGATGCAGGTATGGAAAATATAAGTGAGTCTCTAAAAATAGCAATGACGGCAGATGTATCAATATTTTTATTAAAAACTGACTCGATGGCTGAACAAAACCAACAACTATGGAAAATAGTAAAAAACAGATATACAGGTGATATGCGTAGTATATTAGTAGAAACAGATTTTTCTAGAATGACATATAGTGAATTTAATAATTCTGAAGTATCAAGTATAGATAATATACCTTCTGCAGAATCATTAGATACCGGATTAGATTTAGGTTCTTTTAATTTCTAAAGTAATATAAATAATAAAAAAAGAGGTATTAAATGAAAAGTTTTAAAGAATATATAAACGAAGTTAAAATAGAGGATATAGACGAATTTACAGATGATTTAGGGGATATTTTCGACGAAGTAAAATATAAGTCAAATGTGTTAAGATGTATTTATCTATTAGAAACAGGTAGAGGATATGACGCGAGTGAGTTAGAAGGTGAGTTAGAAGAAATAGCTGAAAAGCATAATATAAAAATAAAGAGCACTACATATGACGATCCGTTTATAGAAGCAAATATTAAACTATCTAGTAAAGCTAGCAAAGAGGATATGAGTTCATTTACGGATTCTTTAGATGAATTTTTTGATGAAGTAAAAGTAAAAAAATCTACATTAGTAAATGTTAAATATAATTTTTACGATAGTTATTTTTCAGCAAAAGACGAAATGTTAGACGAAATAGAAGAAAGAGCTGGAGACAATAATATAGAAACGGGAAATATTATAGTAGAAGATGCTTATATAGAAATTATAGCAAAATTATAATTTTATTAAGTGTATTTTATATATAATTATATATAAGAAATAAATAGAATTTAAACTTTACGAAAACGTGTTTAAAGCAAGAAATACACTCTATGCTAGAACGTATGACACAGAAACAAAAGAGTCTTCTCTTAATGCTGTTAAATATATACCGAGTATATATATTGAAACACCTAACGAATCAACTATAAAATCTGTATTTGGTGATAATTTAAAGGAAATATCTTTTAAAACTAACAAAGAATATAAGGAAACCCATAGTCTTTATAGTTCTTCAAATGTTAAAATGTATGGTAATAAATCTCAAGAACAAGGTTTTATAAGAGATAATTGGCCTGTACCAACCGAATGTGATCATAAGTTCCATTATTGGGCTTGGGATATAGAAGTAGGTAATGGAGATAAATATATTACAGAAAATGATATATCTACAAATGTTATAGTTAACGGTAAAAATAAATCATTATTATTATCACAGTTAAATATTCTAGAAGATAAAAATATAGAATATGAAACTACTGAAGACTTATCAAAATACATATTTAATAAAGATTCATGGAAACCCCAAGGTGAATTCGGTAGTACTGCCGTAATAACATCTATACAGATATATGATTCAAAACACAAAGAATATTATATTTTAGGTCTAAATAAAGAATGGGAAAATAAAAATAATTTAGTTGACGAATATGGAAAAATTAACTATTTTAGAATGGCAGATGAAGAATCTTTATTAAAAGAATTTCTTAGGCTTTTAGCATATAAAAATCCAACAATTTTATTTGGTTGGAACACATCTGGATATGATGTCCCATATATAACTACAAGAATAATAAGAATTTTAGATAAAGAAACTGAAATTTATTCTTATGATTCTAAAGTACAAAGATGGAGATTTAATACAGAATTATTATCTGGTTCTTATGTATCCCAATTATCACCCGTTTCATTAATACAACATAGAGAAGTCGATACGAATTATGGCGTTAGAGATGAATTTTCTTGGAAAGGTATATTTCTAGAAGATTATTTAGATTTATATAAAAAATATACTTTTACAGTTCATACTTCTTATAGTTTAGATACGGTTGCGTCATACGAATTAGGCGATAATAAAGTATCTCATGATGATCATTTAGATTTTGGAGAATTCTATAAAAAAGATTTTAATACGTTTATAGAATACGGTATAAAAGATGTAAATTTACTTGTTTCATTAGATAACAAATTATTGTTATTAGATTTAGCCAAAACAATAGGTTATATTTGTGGAGTAACATTAGACGATATTAGAGGCACTGTAAAACAATGGAACTCATTAATGTTTAATACATACAAAGAACATAATATGATATTACCTTTGGAAACCCAGTTTAAAACAAATGATATTGAACTATTAATGAGAAGTAAAGATCTAAATATAAGTGAAGATTTAAAAGAAAAATTTAGTAGATTGTTATTAGATGAAGATTTACATGGTCAGAAATTTTGTGGTGGTATTACAAGAGGGACAGGCAAATTTTGGCAAGAAGTATTTTCTCTTGATTACGGTTCTTTATATCCATCTTGTATACAATGGGCTAATATAGGTATAGATACATTAATATTACCAAAAGATGTACCTGAAGAATTATTAGAGTTAAGAGCTAAATATGCAATATATTATGAAAAAGATTGTGAATCAAAAGACCTCATAAAGTTTGATTATGAATTCATTGAAAAGTCCATATATAATAAAGATAATGCTGCAGAAATAGAAAGAGTTCTTAAAAAACATAATGTTACTATGACACCAAACGGTATGTTTTTCAGAAGTGATAGAAGAAGTGTTTTATCATTATCTATGGAAAATATTATAACAAAACGTAAAGTTCATAAGAAAAACATGAAAAATTATTTAAGAGAAATAGAAGAACTAAAAGCTAAAAAGGAAAAGTTAGAAAATAAACTATCACAACTATAACTTTCTAAAAAGGATAAAATATACTATTAAAAAGGAATATCATGACAGATGAAGAAATAAAAATACAGATAGAAGATATAGATAATAAAATAAGAGAATTAAATGCATTAGCAGATAGAGAGGAAGTATTTCAATTAGCGCTTAAAGTTTTGGTTTAACAAGAAGACCCTTTATATAGTAATATATAATAGATAACCCATTGAATTGCTGGAACGTCTGGATAATACTTAAATACTACAATATAGGAGAAATCACTATATGAGAGTTTAAAAAATTTAAGGTAAAGAAAATCAGCAGCCAAGCTTCTAAGGTATATAATACTAAGAAGAAGGTTCAACGACTATTCCGTAAGGAAGTAGGAACTAAGTAGTTCCGAAGTGGTGGGCATCCTAATATTAGGTTAAGGATGAAGATATAGTCTAGTCTATATGGAGACATATAGAAGTTCATAATAGGACTGCTTAGTAGTAACGATACTAAGTGAATACATCGAACAGTGCATATGGATCCTTATCCATGTTGGCGACTCTTTTTGCTGGTCATGTGGAATATTTTTCTGTTGCAGTAACTAGCTCTGCTAGAATATCTAATCTTATTGCAGGACAAGTTAATTCTGAAAAAATAAATGAGATATGCGGATTATCAAATATAGAGCAAAAATATGGTTATTACACTAAACTAGATCATATACCACAACAGGATACGGACAGTGTCATAGGCGATAGTATTGTATATTCTATGAAAATACAAATGGAAATATAGAAAAAAGAGACTATAATAATTATATTAAGCATATTGAAGATGATGTTTATACATTATCTTTAAATAAAGACGAAAATATTTTAGAAAACAAGAGGGTCAAATATATAATGGCCCATAAAGTTAAAAAAAGAATGTACAAAATTAAACATGAGAATAATGAGGTAGTTGTAACAGAAGACCATAGTGTAATTATTAAAAGAGATAATAAATATATCGACGTAAAACCAAAAAACATCATAAAAGGTGACAAAATTATAAAAAACAAAATCTTTAATATGACAGAAACAGAAGATTTTGTTGTCGAAGATATAGGCATTTTAGAAGAATGGGTATATGATATAGAAGTTGAAGATAATCATAACTTTTTTGCTAACGATATATGCGTACATAATAGTAATTATGTATCTATACAACCTGTTGTGGAAAAGAAATTTAGCAAAAATTATAGAGAACTAATAGAAGATCCTAATAATGATTTAACAAGAAGAAGAATAACCGAGTTTACTGAAAATTATATTAATAAAGTATCTTTGCCTATAACGTATGATGCATTAGAAAATATGTATAGTAAAACATTGAATGCATATTTACCAGAAAAACTTATAGAAGATCCCGAAGTTATTTGCGATAATTTTATTAGTTTAGCCCCAAAAATGTATTTTTGTCGTAAAGCCTGGGAGGAGGGCCTATACCTTAATAAGCCTAAGCTAAAGGTAACAGGTCTTAGTATGGTTAGAAGTTCTACACCAAAGTTTTATAGAGGTGAACTAGCAAAAGCGATGGATATTTTAATAGATGCAGATTTACCAAAAGTTATAGAATTCTGTTCATGTGTAGAAAAAGCTACGAATGAACAGAAGCCTTCTGATATATGTATAAATCAGGGTGTGTCTAGTTTAGATTATACATGGGATGAAACAATAAAGAAGTTTAGAAGATGGGTACCAGATAAGAATAAATTTTTATCTGCTCCTGTTAATTCTAGAGCTGCTTTGGTACATAATAAGTACATAAACGATAATAGTATAAAGATAAAAGACATAGAACCAGGTGATAAAATATCTTTTATCTATATGAAAGAACCAAATATAACAGGTTCTAATGCTTTTGCTTTTCAGAATGAGAAAGTTTTTGGATATGGGTTAGGAGATTTTATAGATAGAAAAACAATGTTCGAAAAAGGATTTATGAAACCTATAAAGTTAATAACAGACCCTCTTAAGTGGGATCTAACACCTCCAGAGCAACTAATAGATGAAGATGAATGGTAAACATATAAATAATTATAAAGAGGTTTTAGATGAAGACTTATACTGAATATGTTAGAGAGAACTCGATAAAAGAGTTAGATGAAGCTTATACTAAAGAAGAATTAGTTGAGATATTAGGTTTTGCAATAAAAGACGAAGATAGGTATTTAATATTTAAAAAAATAAGAAGTGAGTCTGATAAGTTACCTGATGGTTTAAGTTTTATATATGATATTAAGGATATAGTATTAGATATAGTAAAAAAATGTAAAAAATGTAGTAGAAAAGTTTTAGCTAAGGTTATTGAACTTATTAAAGATCTTATAAAAAACGCAGATTATAAATCATTAACAAGAGACTCTGTATTGGCTAGTATAGAAAATACTGTAGCGATTGCGTAAATGCATTTTAAAGATTTTATTAATGAAGCAACTACACTATTTAAGAGATTAGACCTACTTAGTAAATCTTTTATACCTATAGACAGAAATATGATGGATAATTTAGGCTATTCGTATAATTCAGATGCGTATCATATAACATCTGTACAGTGGTTAAAAAAACTAAAATCTATAGAAGGAACTAATAAACAAATTAGTTGTTTTAGTAAAGGTTCTACAGAACTTATGAAATTACCGTCTAATCCAAATGTTTTAGTAAAATTAAAAGGGAATGTTGTTATATCGGGTAAATCTGACATATGGACATGGCTCGACTCTAAAGGGTATAGATGGATAGATAGTAAAAATAAAAAGCTAGAAAATGATATAAAAAATATTATAATAAAGCTTATGAAAGAATTTAACTTGAACGTGTCTAATATTAAAGATAGTAAAAATATATCTACTAATATTAGAACACTAGAAATAAAAGAAATAAAACTTTTTATAAAGAACTATTTAGACAGATTAGAAAAATATTTAGACAAGGGTGGCTATAAATTATTAAATGAATCCTTAAATAATATAACATATAGATATAATGAACTTATAATGGATAATATAGAAATAATCGGTGCATATAGTATAGAAAATGATACCAAAAAAGAAGATATTCAAAAAGAGAATATCAAATATTTAGGTATAATTTCTATGAAAGAAATAGATAAAATATCTGATTAAAATCTATGAGTAAAAATAATTCTAAACATAGTTATTTTTTTAATAGATGGACTTAAAAAATCTTCAACAGGAATAGCAACAGCTGGAGTTCCTATTTTACCTCTTTCACTTATATCCATAATAGTATAAGTGGCTCTTATTAGTGAAGAATCATTAACAACATATCCACCATTTAAGTAATACGAATCGTCTCTAACATTAAGTGCTTCATTATTTTTAGGTGTATATAAATTACCTTGATTACCAGAACTCCAATGATTATATACATGGAACCATTCTGCGTTTATAAAAAATTCGTTTCTCATAAAATCAAAATCTTTTCTAAATCCTAATAAACTAGCTCCACCATAATATGTTTTATTATCAAATAGAAAACTATCAGGATTTTGAGCTTTTATATAATCACCATAAGCAGCTTTATCTTTTAATACAGCTTTATATATTGTTTCTTTACTATCTTTATTATCGTTCATATATATACTTAAACCTAAATTTGTATATAAGCTCCATCCGCTATCCTGAGAGTCGTCATATACTATAGACGTTCCCATTATTATAACATCACTTAGTTTTTTAGTTTTATATTTTAGATAATTATATAATATCTCGTTAGTTATTTTAAATTTATTTAATTTTATATCGTTTATTAAAAATGCTGTATAACTTTCACTATATTTTATATTTTTAGTAATATATGTGCCCGTGGGAACAAGTATTCTCGTACTTTGCAAAAATGGTTGTTAAAACACTATCGTTAAGCATATATATACCTTCGCCGTCTTGGATATAATCTCTATTATATCCAACAGGTGTAGAATTACTAAATGACTTCTAAAGAACATATCATTCTTTTTTATCGGCTCTAAATAATTCGGCATTGTTATACCTTCTGGTCCAAAATCTGTATCATACATATATCCAAATAAAGAAGATTGTATATAGAGGTTTTCACTATAGTAGTCTAGATTTATTTGCATGTTTGCTATATTAGTTTCTACTCTCTTTTTAGGTTCATTCTTTGACATATCTAAATCAACATTATTATACCAGTAATTAAGCTCAACAGATTTCTTAATTGAACTAGCATAAGTAAAACATGTTATCATAAATATTAATAGTAGTGTTTTCATTATCTAATTTCCCTTTTGTATTTTTCTGAGTTTTTATCTACTTTTGACTTAAAAAACAAAACAAGTTTGTTTCTATTATCCTCTGTAATATCTGGAAAATATTCTTTTGTTCTATCACTAGAATTAAAAACTCTTAGCCAGCCTCTACTAGATTTTGCATATATATCCACCTTGTATTGTTCGAATATTTTATCTTCATAAGTATATCCATATAAACTTAAACAAGATACAGCTAGAAATACAAATATAATTTTTGATATCATTATAACTTTCCCTATCTTTCTTTTGATGGAATTATTAATTCCATTGTAGTACCTTTTTTAGATGTTTCTATCAAATGTACATCTCCGTCTACATTATTTAATATATACTTATTAAGATACATACCATTACCTCTAACGCCATAATCATCATTTTTTGTACTATAATTAGCTTTAAAAATTTTATCTATAACATTAAAAGTCGTAAATGATATAAAAATTTTATCTGCATTCGCTTCGAGTGAATTTTTTATATGATTTATTATAATACTTAATAGCTCAGCATTTTTTAGTTTTAATAGACTGTAATTATTTAGTCTTTCATCTATTTTATACCAAAAGTCACCATTACTTATATTTATGATTTTAAATGCTCCCTCAAAAATATCGAAAATACTTTTGTTACCATTACTATATCTAAGATGCTTAAAACTTTTCATTTTATCCAATACGCCATATATTTGTTCGCCACTTAATTTAATAAATTCAAAATCTTCCTCCAAATCAATTAATTTTTTATTTCTTTTTATTCTATCTTCCGGCACCATGTCTAGATCTTTAGTATATTTTAGTTCGTCGACTATTACTTCATTTAATATTCTATGGATTTTTTCTACTTTATTATCTATTACCTCTAATGGGGTATTTAATTCATGATGTATATTTTCTGCAATATTTATCATAGACTTATTTGCTAAAAGAGCTTCGTTACCAGCTAACATTATTATTGTTTCTTTTTGTTCTTCTTTTATACTAAAATATAAGGGTATTGTAAATAAAAATAATAAGAATATAATAAAAGATATTATTAGTAGACCATAATGTTTTAAAAATGTTGTATTTAAGTAGTAATAAGACTGAGATTCTTTATTAAATATTTTAATATTAAAGTCTTTATCAACATATATGTTTTTTGTAAAGTTGTAATTTTGTAAATATTCATGATTATCATCTATTATTAAATGCTGCTGAGAGTTTACTAAATAGAATTTATTTTCTTTTATAAAGTCGACTCTATGACATTTTGATAGTTTACATAGTTGTTCTCTATCTATTTCGCCATATTCTTTTATATTGTATACTAATTCATCGGATATATAATTTATATGATATGTAAATATTGTACCTATAGATAATGTAACAACGATGGTTATACCTATTAAGAACAATAGTAAGCGTTTTGCATTTTTTCTAAGTATATTATTAGTTATAATTTCATTCATTTATTTTCCTTATCTAAAAACAATCGTTCTTTTAGTGCTTCTCTTCTTTCTTTTTCGTACTAGCAAATAGTTTATCTTTAATATATTTTCTTCTATTGTCCATATCCATACTTGTTTTAAATAGTACATCTTCCATTATATCTTTACCATCTGATAATTCTTTAAATTTATCTATTAATATACTATTACTTCTTATATAAGGATTTAAATTGTTACCTGTATAAAATAAAAATTTAAAATTTTTATTATGTTCTTTTAGGATTTTATATACGTCAACGCCTGTATATATTATATTACCGTCTTTAGACATAACTGAACCGCCAAACGTTATGTCTATTATTGCCCATTTTATATTAAGATTATTATATTTTTCTTGTAATGCTTCATATTTAAATACAGCGTGAGAGCTATGAATGGATATTATATTAATATCATTATCTATAATTCCCTCTTCTTTAAAGTATTCTATATCATCTATTAGAAAAGACACCATTCCTATATTATCATCTATTATAAGTATGGTGTCTTTATCTTTAGAAAAATCTTTAGGCAATGATATATTCCATTTATCTATATTATTAGGGTCTTTAGGATTATACTCTAAAATATCTTCTTTATCGTCTACAAAAAGTTCTCTAGCCGTTAAACTTTCTGTTTTTTCTGTTTTAATAAATAATTTTTTTATAAAATCTAACATGATTCTCTCCTTATAATATCTTAGCTAAAGCTTGTACTACATTTAAAAACGCATGAGGAGCAAATATTACGCCTACGGCTATCGCTATTATTGAAAGTGTTACAAGTATTATCTTAATATCTTTAAATGTTTTAATTTTAGATATAAAAGAGGTATTTTTAATAGAAGATTCTTGTTTATCGTCTATAAGATTATATAATAAATCTTTCTTTATTTTTACTAACTCATTAAATGAGTCTGATAAAACTTCGCTAAATATACTATGTTGTGTTGTTAATCTATCATTTACAGAAACTATAAAATGTATTATTTCTTTATGGTCTGGATATTTTGCTGTTAATTCTATTAAAGCTTTATGAAATTCTGTAGAATCTGTACCTATGGCTTCTAACTGTTTATTAAAATCGTCGTGAAGTTTTTCTAGAGAGTTTTCAATCTTTTTTAGATTCTTCATATTTACCTCCTTTATGGATAATATTAATAAAGAAAAAATATGCTCTTTTTGTAAAGCAAAAGAAACAAAAAATAATAATATAGTAGAAGGAAAAGAACATACAATATGTAAATCCTGTATAGAAACCGCTTTATGTTTAACAGAAATAGACGACTCTAAATTATCTATTAACGAAATAAGCGCGACAAAATATATAGTAAATAAACCCACTTATTATAAGGGTATATTAGATAACTTTATAATAGGACAAGATAAAGCTAAGAAGTTACTATCTGTATCTGTTCATAATCATATGCTAAGGATAAATAATCCTGACGTTAAAGTTAATAAATCAAATATATTATTTATTGGGCCAACTGGTACAGGTAAAACATATTTAGCAGAAACAATATCCAAAAGTCTAGATATACCTTTAGCTATTGTTAATACATCTTCTTTAACTGCTTCTGGATATGTTGGTGAAGATACGTCATCTATATTAGAACGTTTATGGAAAAATGCTGGAGAGGATGTTGAAAAAGCAGAAAAAGGTATTATATTTTTAGACGAAATAGATAAAAATACATCTAGTTCAGGTGGTACTAACGATAAAGATGTTTCTGGTAAAGCTGTTCAACAAGAATTATTAAAAATGTTAGAAGGAGATATTGTAAAAATATATCCAGAAGGGTCTAAAAATAATAAAAAGAGTGGCTCTCCTATAGAAATAAATACAAAAGATATATTATTTATAGCTGGTGGGGCATTTGTAGGACTAAAAGATAAACCTGGTATAAGTATTAATGCCCTTGGTAAATCTGATAAAGAAACAGACGATATTAGTAATGTTCGTATGCAAGAATTATTAGATAATTATGGAATTATACCAGAATTTTACGGTAGATTTAATAATATTGTTGAATTAGAGCATCTAGATGTAGATGCTCTTGAGAAAATTATGATTGAACCAAAAGATAGTGTTGTTAAACAATATAAAAATTTATTTGATTTAAGCGGAACTAAATTAGAACTAACTAAAAAGTTTATATCTAAAGTAGCTAATGACGCATTAGAAGTAAAAACAGGCGCAAGAGGTTTAAAAACAATCATGGAAGATATTTTATCTCCTATAATGTTCGATATTGAAAAATACGAAAATAAAACAATAAAAATAGATTGTAAGGAAGATAATATTACTATTATAGAATGCTAACATTTTAATTTTACTTTAATATTTTTTATATTATAATTCTTTAAACACTTGAAGGATATTAAGAATGACTATATTTAAGTTTAAGAGAATAGACAATATATGGCATGTTAAAGACACAGAACATGTAAAAGAAACAAGAGATGGAGATCGCAAACCAAGAAACCATCTCTATACGAAAGAAAAATTGAAAGAAATATTTGATAAAGCAATTTGCAGTATGACACAATATAGAAAAGATTATATATCTGTTACTTTCTTCAACGAATATGGTGGAACAAATGCAATTTTATGCAAATTAGAAGAAAGTAATATAATAATTATAACGATGCTCCATAATGTTGATAGAGATGTTAGAGACGTTTTCAGAAATGCTAAACATGTATTTCTAAGAGATTATATTTTTAAAATACCTAGTAGAAAAGAAATTGTAGAAGATTCTAAACAAAAACCTAGAAAAGTAAAAAACTTTAAAACAGGTCAAAATATAAAGAAGAAAGAAATAAAAACAAAAATCTTAAAAATAAAAACAAGTGAAGATGAAATATTTTTAAATAGAATGAAAAATATAAAAAGGATATAAAAATGAGGATTATTTACGTAATTTTTCTATTAATAGGCTACTGTCTATAAAAGGTTTACCTAATATATGTGTTGTTAGATATGGTACACCCGATGAACATGCTAAAATTATAAATAAGCTAAGTGTAGCAAAAGCAAAAGAATATATTAAAGAAAAATCTGAGTATGGTGATTTAGATCTAGAAACAGATTTAGTATCTAGTAGATACGATTATATAAACGATGTTAATAAAGGACAGCCACAATATCCTAAAAAATTAATTCTTAAAAGCAAAGAAGAGTTAGAAGATATAAGCTATAAAGATGATTCGTATGGTTCTCTTGTAAAAAAAATAAAAAATGTAGATAGTATTATAAGTATATCAGAAACAGATAAGATTGTAGAATGTGCAAAACTAAGACAAGACTTTTTTGATTATGAGTTTGTATTGTTTAAGCCTAAAGGCGGCGTATCAAACGTAAATGCAGAGGTATTTAAATAAACACTTATAAATGGGATTTCTTAAGTCATTATATTTAATAACCATTTAATATACTATTAATATAATTATAGTATATAAAGGATATATAATGACTTAAGAACAAATATTAAAACACAAAGAAGATGCTAGTCTATTGTACGAAGATAGGACTGGTAATCTATGGGACAATATAGCACCATTAGAGTTTATACAAACATTAAAGGATGAGAAGTTTGAGTACCCTATGTGGTTTGAAAGCAAGAACGGAAAAATAGTAAAATTTACTGGAATAAAATCAGGTGAAGTTATCATAAAGTCAAAAATACTTTTTGATATAGGTCATTTTTGCACAGATTTATTTCCCCCCATACAGATACAAGCGTTTGGACTCAAGTAGAAGACCCTAGTAAACTTAAAGACAAAGACTTAGTATACTGCTGGGATGACTCACACGAAAAAGTACCCCCTGAAATAGAAGGTACTATGGATTGGGTAGAAGAAGCCAGAAAAAGCTTAGAGGACTAGATTATGAGAGAATTTATAATAGCAATATTAATTGTGATGCTGTTTGTGCTTGCTACTACTGGTTTTCATTCAGTAATAGAAGACACAACAACCGTAAGCTCTAAATGTATATTATTTGATACTAAATACGGCACATGTAAAGAAGTCGTTTATATTAAAGATGATATAGTGTATAGAGCTGTTAAGTGAAGTATTAAATGATTTTATTCAAAAGTGGTTAATTGATAACCCTAAAAATACAAAGGAATAGCCTATGACTGTAATAGAATAACTAAATGAGATAGCATTTAGTGATAATATAGATAACAACTGGAGGATTAAACTATGGAAAATTCAGAACACGAAAGATGTAAACACCTATTACTAAATATGGTCACATCTATGGAAGTAACGCTTAAAGCTATTAAAGAACTTAGTAGTATGAGTGGAAATTTAGTTGATACATCATTTGTAGAACAGGACTTGTCTAACATTTTTAAATGTCTTGAAGATAAGGGAGAAGAAGATGACTAGAGAAGAAGCACACATTAAAATATTAGATAATTTGATACCAAGGTTGAGTCTAACGGTCTTTGCTAGCGATTACCGCGATTATGTTGATTTGGACTTTGGAAAGATGATAGTATAAGATTTATATGCTATTTCCAATGATAAATCATTTTAATATCGGTTTAATTTTATTAAATTATAATTATAAGTATATAAAGGATATAAAATGAAAGATGAACAATTACTCGCATTAGATATAGTTAATCCATTCACTAAAGAAATTAAGACTGATGGTATTAACGAACTCATAAGAAGATGTAATGAATATAATTGTTACGATAAAGTTGGGTATTGGTTTTATACAATCGAAGACATAATGAATGGAGATATGTCTAGACCGGATAATTTCAGTGATTATGTTGTAGAGTGGTTAAACCATATAGATTCGTTAAAATATACAAAAAAGACTTTAAATTTTAGATTGGAGTTGTTTAAATGAATTTAGTAGAAACAAACTCAGGCTTAGGTTATTTAGAAGTCGCATATTTTGTAGAAACCAACGAAAATGGAATTTATTTATGTATTTATGAAAATTCAGACGAAGATAATTTCTGGAAAACATATCGTGTAGGAAAAATATATGAATTAGATAATTCAGAATTAGATACTATAATTGAGAGTAAACATAAAATGATTATAGAAAAATCTGAGATAGCTAATACATATCTTTTTAAACTTTTTCTAGAAAATCTTAAGAATTAACTTTAATATAGTTTTAATTTTATTAAATTATAATATAAGTATATAAAGGAATAATATGCTAGTTTTACTTACATATATAGTTACAGTTATACTTTCATTGTCTTATTTTGATAAGTACTATAGATACATATCCAATCCAAGTAAAAAAATAAAATGGATTATTAGTTTAATCCCTATTATAAACATATATGCAATAATACAAAATATAATTTGGATTGATAATATTGAAAACGAAAATAAAATAAAGGATAAAGCATGAAATTTAATTTACCAACAAGAGACAAATGTAAAGCAATAGTAAATAGAACAGACTCTTTTTATTGCGCTGAGCGAGTTGTTGAAGGACAGAAGGTAGAATTATACGACTATCGTCTTGCGTCTATTTCAGACTTCGTTGATAACAACGCTTTTGAACTTCGTGGCTTATGCTTTGTAGAGCAATCAGACGGTACATGGGAAAGAAATTTATTACTAAATAAATTTTTCAATTATTCACAAACAATTGGTTGGATGCCAGAAGATTTAGATAATAAGAATATCGTTAGAGTACAAGACAAATGTGATGGAAGTATTATAGGTTTTGTTCAGTTCCAAAATGGTAAAATAAGAGCTAAATCTAAAATGTCATTTATTTCTGAACAAGCTGTAATGGCACAAAAAATATTTGATAAAGAAATATATAATAAAAGAACAGATACAAATTGTGATAGTAATATAAAACAATTTGTAAAAGATTGTTTTACTGCTAATTTAATTCCTGTGTTTGAATTAGTTAGTCCTGAGAATCAGATAGTTTTGGAATATCAAAATACAGAATTAGTTTTGTTACAAATTCGTAGAAATAATGGAATTTATTTAACCACAGAAGAAATGAATAGATTATCTAATCATTATAATATTACTTGTACTAAAGATTATAATTTAAGTAAGCTAGAAAATGAAGCGAATTTATTAGGTGAAAAAGGTATTTTAGGAACTTTATTATGGCATAAAAAACATAATAATGATGATATCGAAGGATGGGTAGTTACTTTTGACGATGGACAAATGGCAAAGATAAAAACAGATCACTACATAAGTCTTCACGGACTTATCGGTCCCGATACTTTTAGAGAAAATTTGCTTGTAGAAACTATCATAGAAGGAAATATTGATGACGTTATTGCTGCGTTGGTTGAAGGTGAAAAGAAAAATAATATTATTGCTATGGAAGAAAAGGTTACTAAAGAATTCAATCGTTTAGTTTTAGAATTCATAGCATTAAGAATGGATTATTTTTATACGTATGAAGAAAGCCGTAAAGATTTTGCTCTAGCATTAAGAGATAAACCAATGTTTGTGAGAAAATTGCTGAAAATGCTGTTAAAGAATATATTCTTAGAGTTAGTAACTCTTTAGGTAAAGCAAAAGAATGGATAGGAGGTCTATAAAATGTGTAGAATTTGAATATACATATATTCTTATAACAGATAGTCCAGAAGAAACTATTGAAGAATATATGGAATTGGAAGAAACAGGCAAATCATATGAATATGACATTAAAGAAGATACAGATTGTACATTAGTATCTGCAAGAATAACAAAAGGATTATAGATGTCACATTATTATTTTTTATATAAAGATGTAAGTTGTAGATGGAATAATGCAGTAAATCCTGTTTTTATAGCAAAACATACTCATTGTAGAGCAATACCAAAAGAGATTGTTAATGGTTTTGGTTATGAATCTGTAGCAGATTTTATTTTCGATTTGAACGAAAATAAAAATCAAAAACTTTCAAGCATCATTTTTGAATGGAACTTAGTATGAATGAAATTGCTGATTTTAACTATTTATCGCCAGACAAAAAGGATTATAAATGAAAGATAATATAGACAAAATAATGGAAATTATTGAAAAAAATACCGAACTATACTATTCTGAGTTGGTTAGTATTGAAAAAGAGCTAAAAGAGTATTTTAAAAGAAAGCCTCTTTAATAATTAGTGGGTTTTTAAAGATAAACAATATCCAAGGAATGAATGGGAATATGATTTTCATGAAAATTATAATTTAATAAGGAGAAAATAATGAAAGATATAAAAGATATAGCAGATGCTGCTTAAAACAGAGAGAATTTTAGAACAATTAGAAATTAATGGTGTTGATAATTGGCAAGGTTATACCATATTATGATGAAGAAGATGATAAAACGTATGTTTCTCATGGTATTAATACTGATACAGGCGAATGTATAGTTTTACCCCAAGATGAGTATAAAAGATTTGTATATGAAAATTGTTTTTTAAACACTAATACAAATGAATATGTAATTAAATAAATTAATGTTATTTTAATAAAATTAATTTTATAATTATATAAAATATAAAGGAATAAAAATGAAGACGACAATTGGATTTATAACGGGTTTTGCAGGTTTATTAGGTATTATAGGATCATTTATATCTATAAGATTTTGGTTAATAACTATTATTATAATGAGTATATTAAAATTAACAGGCTTACTTGTAATACCTTGGTTTACAAGTATTTTTGCTGCAGGTGCTATATCTACTGGATTATGGATGTTATTCGGTGGTTTAATTTTAATGGGTATTAGTTTTCTTATAGGTGTTGCATCTGTTGCATTATTGGACAAATAAATGAGCTATTTTAGTAACGCAAAAGAAAAAGAAGAAGTATTTGGTTTAATATATGGTAAAGGCATTATTAGATCAGTATGGGAAAATAGTTATTATAGCTTTGAGGTAGAGTATAATAATGGACAGGTTGTACCTTATACAGAAGATGGTTATCCTGCGTGGATAACCAATAAAAATGAATTCCAAACGGTCTTTTATGCAAAAGACATAGATTTGCAGAATTTAGATTTTTCTTGTTCTACTAAAGTTTTAGACGCTAAAAAAATTATAAAACTTAGAAATAAAAATAAATTAGAAGTAAAAGGTCCTTCTGGTATATGGCAAAGTACAGATAAATTTCCTGACATGCTACAACAAGAATATTTAGAAGATAATAAGCTTCATTTATTTAGAAAGGTTTTAAATGAATAAAGAAAAATTTATAGAGACATGGGAAACGATGGATGATGAAATGAGATGTAGATGGTTATCCAAAATATCAGAACAAAAATATATTCCTATGAAGTCGATTATGATGATCAAACAAAATTATATTTTAATAATTTTGGTTATTATTTGTTACCATATTTGTTCAAAGCAATGGGTATTAAAAATGCAGATTTGGTATAAATGAAAGTATTTTTAAGAATTGTTGGTATAGCAAGTGTAATAATCTACTCATTAAGTTTTCTGATTTTATTAGAAATAATTAGAACAATAGTTGATTACATTATAAAATCTGAACATAGAGTAAAAATTAGATATATAATAGATGGTGGTTTACTTTTTGGTATGAGAGAGTTATTTGTTGGCTGGGTAATGCTAAAAGTTCCTGGTACATCAGGTATTATTCTAGGAACATTTATAGTTCCATCTGCATTATTAGGATTAGTAATAATGACTATTTCGTTAATATCAATAGGTATTTTAATAAATTTTAGATACAAAGTTATAATGAGTTCACCAGATAAATTAGAAAAATAAGGATATACATGCTAAGAAACTACAGAAAAATAAATGAATTTGATAGAGTGACAAAATTCAGACTACAAAAAAAGGTATATATTTGGCAGCCTATGTTATTTCTGTTTTTTCAATAATTCAGACTCTTGCTGTTAAGACAAATAATTATATCGTAGAAAATATATCTATAAGAACAATGTTCAAAATAGGTATATTTATTCATCTTGGTTTCACGATAATATCAGGAATATATTTTTATTCACCATTACTTATGGTAATTTTGGATAGTATCCTTGGTATAATCGAGGTTGCAATTTTTTCTTCTTTTAGTATTTCTCTTAATAATTACTTAACAGATAATTATCCTAAAGATATGTCGAAATTCCAGATATTCAGAAATAGTATTTGGTCAGATGGTTTCCTATTAGGTTTATTCATTATCACTTTAACAACATATTTTAGTTCTGTAGGAACAGGAATATTAGTTTTTATGTTATTTAATGTCTTATTTAGTATATGGATGTTTATTAACTGGCATATATATGATGAAAATGAATATTGCTGTAATACAGTATTGAATTAATAAACATTTAATATTTGACGTGTTATAATTATATAATAACAAAGAAATATAAATT